CAATAGCCAAGTCCAGCTTGGACCGCAAACTCAGTCGCCGTGTCGTACACAATCTCAGCATGGCTGTTGTACTCAATATGACGCACGATACCATCGAGGATCTTGGCGATTTCAATATCCGCGTCACCATCGACCGGGAGCGTCTTGACCGAAGGTTTGTTTTGTTTCGCATCGTTGATGATCTGCAGGTTATGCTGACGCGTCTTGTTGATCGTCAGACACGGCCGCTGATCGCCTTCGCGCGTGTTGCGGATCGCATCAGGCCATTGCCAGCCGTTGTCGGCGTCGCCATTGGCGAACTTCAAATCCTCGACGAAGCGCTTGCGAAAGTCGCTTTCGGCTTCCTCGCAGCGGGCGAACCGCTCTTTTGCCTCAGCGACAATCTTTGCGCTAGGACTTTCTTTCGGCTTTCGCGCCATAGGTCACTTATCCAGTTTTCATCCAATTAGCTCGATCGAGCAGCGTTCCAGCGCGAGCTGATCGGTTCCGACGCCGGCCTGCGCGGAGAACGCGACAACCTGATCGATGGTCGTATCAATGGCAGCCGTCAGCACCGGGCCAGTGTTTGACGTCGGCCCGAGCATCGAGATAACCTGCCCGATCTGCGAATTGAGCGCGCCGCGGTTCTGGAGCAGGAATTCCATGTTCAGCGTCACGGCGGCCGTGAACGACGCCTGATAGATGACCACTCCACCGAAGCGAATGCGGAACGTTTTCGTATTGGCGTTGTTCGGCATCGTGAAGATGGCCGTGATACGCATCGTCGTGTTCGGGCCCATGCTTCCGCCTGGGATCGTGAACGACTTGAGCACGTTGTCAGTCACCGTCAGCGAGTTCAGCACCTGCACGCCAGAGCCGTAGACCGGCAGAGGCAGCGCGCGCGGCTTCGCCCATCCACCCGGCACGACGGCGGTGTTGCCTTTCGCGTTCGCCGTGTAGTAATTCCATGATGGCTTTTTCGTCGTGCCGTCAGCCTGGATCATGCCGAAGTTGTTGGCCGCCACGCCAAACACCGGGCCAGTCCCGGAATCGTCCGAGTCAGCGAACAGACCGTAGACGTAGATTCCGTTAATCCCATACGTCGTGCGATTGTTGAAATACACCATCGACGCGGAATTGATGAAATTCCCTTGGTTCACGTCTGAAGCGCGTGAGCCCCATTCCGTTACGTAGACGTCGAAAGGCGGCGTCTGCGGCACGTCATACGTTGCGTTGCCAGTCAGGCCGCGCAGCTCGGCCAATGAGTTGACAGCCTGCGCCGAGCCGGTGCGCGACTTGGCCGTGTACGAGAGCGGGTTGCTGCTTTCCGTGTCGTACATGTGCGGATTCGCCGTATCGAGTTGCAGCGGCGTTTTCGTGACTGCGCCCGTCGTATCCCGCCCTTCTCGCATCATCCGAAACGAAGTCTGCGGGAATGCGACGCCTGAGGCAAACCCGAGTTTGAATTCGGACGTGACGCTGCGGATGCCAGCCAATAGGCCAGACAGGAACCCGCGCCAGCACTCGAACTTCGCCGGAATGAAGTCGTCATACGATGCCCCGTCAGAGACGAAGCCGCGTGGGTTTGAGCCGTTGATCTTGCAGTTGAAGTCCTGCTCGTTCGTGCATTCAATCTTGACGATGCCGGAGCCCTTCAAGACGTTGGCGATGGCCGCGCCCAAGGTGTTACCCGCCGTCTGGTTCGACGCAAAGCTGCCGTTGTAGTCTGGCGCCGCGTCGATGCAGATCATCACATCGCAACCGCCCGCCACGAGCGCTTTGTACTGGCTCAGGTAGGTTGTCGCCTTGCTGGCAGAGGAGCAGTTCGTCCGCATTGCCTGAATCCCGTTCGCTGAAAACAGCGCGAGATACGAAGCCGGCGTCATATTCGGCCAGTAGCTGGTCGGATAGCCAATGTGGCAGTTCACGCCCCAAAAGCCTTGAGGCGTGACGCTTGACGCCCCTTTTGCCGGGTACAGAAGATTGTTGGATGCGTCGATATACGCCTGACCAACCGAGCCAATAGAACTGTCTGGCGCACCACTGGCAATGATGACGCTCTGAACACTCGACCCATCATCGCCAGGCGAGCCTTTCAGCGGCATCTGAACGGCATAGACGCCCGCCGCTCTCTGGTAGAGAAAGCCAGTATCCGTGTCGATGTAGCAATCGCCATCGATGCCGAGCGAACTGGACGGCACGCCGCTGCCGGTGCGAATCTGCGAGCCAGCCGCGGCGCTGCCGCCGACGAGCCGCTTGAACTTCATCAGGTCGCCGACGTTCATTGCTTCACCCACGCGGTTTCGCTCATGAGGTTCGTGCCTGACCATGTGTAGGTCTTGACGAACGCCACGGTGCCCTTCATCACGGTTTCACTCGTGAGGTTTCCGCTGCCGTCGTATGTGTAAGCGTGCGGGAGTGAATCAAGGTCGAGCGCGTGCTGACCAGTAGAATCGAACGCTTGCCTGCCGACGTATGCCATTTTTTATCCCATCCACGCGCCTCCGCCTATCACGGTACGGCGCACTATCGGTTTCGATTGCGGTTTGGGAGCCTTGCCGGCGCGTCGTGCGCCCTCACAGGCGTACCGCAGCGCGTCGATGACGTGGTTGTCCTTGTCGTCGAGAATCGGCAGGATGGCGCCCGTAAGAGGATCTTCCTTGTACTTGTAGAGCGTCAGTTCGTCGATCAGGTGCTTGCAGCGCGGATGCACGATGATGTCGAACGACTTCAGGAATTCAACGCCTTCCTCAAGCGATTTCGCACCCTTGATAGCCGGTCGAATCTTCGGGAAGCCGTTCTTCTGCATGTGGCTGATCGTTTCCGGGCGCGCGGAGTCAGCCGTGATCGGCCATTTCTCAGCGTCGGGAACGGACATAAACAGTTCCGGCAGGTTCACGATCTCGCAGCCGACCTGATACGCCTCGTAGTCGACATACAGGTTGTGGCCTTGAATGTCGCAGCGGATCAGCACGCTTGGGTCGACAGAGAAGCCCCAGTCAGCGCCTAGGCGGAATATCGTGCCTTCGGGCCGCTCGAACTCCTCGATGCGCCAGTTGCGGAATACGCGCGCCTCGCTGTTCTGCTGATAGGCGCCGAGCCAGATATGCGCGTACTTGTCCGGGTCGCGCTTCTTGTCGTACTCCATTTCGACCCGCAGCTCTTCAGGGAGCCAGGGATTGTCCATGTAGTTCGCTTCGACGACGACTGAGCCAGGCGGGGGCTCACTGCATCGCAGCAGCGCGTCGACGGGGTCGGTTGCCGCGCTCGGGTTCCATGAGAACCACAGTTCGGAGCCGGGCTTGCGCAGCGTCGGCCGCAGCATGTCGAGCGAGCGCTGACTGACGCTCTGCGCTTCCTCTACCCATGCGATGTCAAAGCCTTCCAGCGACTTGATGGAGTCGGCCGTGTGGTTTTGAAGCCCTTGAAAGATAATCAGGCCGCCGTGCGTCGACTTAATCTGTGCGTCTTGCACGTCGAAATATGCACCAGCGTTTAGCGCCTCGATCTTGCCCTCAAGCAGCTTCTTAACCGATTGCTTCAGCGACTTCTGCACTTCACGAACGCAAACGGCGTCCGTCTTTTCCATGATCGACCGCTCGATCAGCATTTCGCCAAAGAAGTGAGACTTGCCTGAGCCTCGCCCGCCGTGTGCGCCCTTGTAGCGAGCCGGCCCGAGCAGCGGCACATACACCCGCGGCGTATCAATGACGAGATCGGACATTAAGCGCCCCCAGCAGGGTCCACAATCCGGCGCACGATCTGCGTCACTTCGAGCGGGTTTCCATCCTTGCCAGTCATCTCGACAGCCTGTGTCGACTTGCCGTATCCGCGATCGAGCAATTCCTTCGCCGCAGAGATGCGCGCTGAATCGTTCTCGCTCGTCGTCAGGATCGTGGCAAGCATGGCGATCGCTTCGGGCGCGTAGTTCTGTGCGAGCGCGCGAATGTCAGCCGTGTTCTTGTTCGGCGTGCCCTTGACTCGGCCGCCAGTCTTGGCACCTTTAGCCATTGGGTCTATTTCCGTCTAAATCCGTCTACTTTTGATGGATGATCGCCCCGCCCTGTTTGTGCTCTGCGTGGCTGACCCTACGCGGAGCGGGACGATCGAAAGAGGGGTTGCCGCACCCGGCGCGACCAGAGTTCCCTTTCGGGCGGAGTGGTTCGCTTCCATATCCTGTGCGGCTGACGCTGTTACCCACCTGCGCCTGGGGATGAGTTCAGTGTGTTGTGCGGTTGCGCGCCATGATCGTCAGGCCCGCCGCGATGATCTCGTTCTGGTCGCTGCCCTGAAGCCCGTTCAGCCGCTTATTGGCCGTCTCTGCGCTTGTCTCGGACAGATCGACTATCTCGTGCTGATTGAGCAGTAGCAGCGCCACTGCGAGCGCGTCACAGAGTGCGTCGATGTCTGCGTGCGGATCGATGCGGCTCATGCGTCCTCGCCGTCGATGAAGTCGCCAAGCCGGTTGATTACTCGATCAAGCCCGTCTACTGCGTCCGCCATCGAATCGCCGAGCGTCGCGCAGAACCACATCACGCCGAGCAGCGGCCAGCACATACACCATGCAGCGAATTTCATGTGTCACCCCTTCGCGCACGCGCGGCAGATTGTCTGGTACTTGCTGCCGATGAAGGCCAGAAAGCAGTCCATGCAGCGGTTCCGGTAGCAGCCGTCCGACCAGTCGCGGTCAGGATGGCCGCCGTATGGCGAACGCTTCACGCGCCGATGTGCTTGTTGATCGCCGTTTCGCGATCCGCCTTCATTGCGTCAGCCATCAGCGCGACTTTCGCCAGGTGAACGTCATCCGCGATCTGTGCGTGCGGCTCGGGCTCGTCGAAATCCAAGTCCTGCCAGCCGTCGAACATGACGCCAACCGCCATCACGAGCAGGGTTGCGACGCAAGCGGCGCCAAACCACAAAGCGACCAGCAAAACGTATGTGCTCATGACTCTCTCCGATTCTATGACGGGATCGTATGTTGGCGAGCGAACGCGCAAAGCATCCGCGCAGCAAAGACTTCAAAGAAAACACTTGCGTGACGGATACTGTCACGGTATCGTACGGACATGCGCTTACGGAAGCGCGAAACGAAACCAACCTATCGGGGAACCATCATGGCAGCAGTATTCGACATCGCGCGTGAGGCGCACTTTGACCGCTTATTATCGAAGCGAGAGGCTTTGATCGATGCTGACGAGCATCGCGACGAGCTGATCGCCGAAAAGAAAGAGGAATTGATCGAGCAGCGCCTGGCTGATCTGTCGAACGACGACATCATCTGTGCGCTGCAAAGCGGGTTCGCGCAGCTTTACCTGCCGCAGATTCGCGCGGCCCTGAAAGAGCACGACACGCTGCGCTCGCATGCGATCCTGTCAAACCTTGTCGATCACTGGATACGCAGCGACAGCGAGATCGAGGCGATCAAGTGGATGGAGCGCCTGGAGAGTGACGATCACCCTGCGCGGCACTGACCATGCGCTCGCATCGCAATCCGGCGCTGCGGTTATAGCCCGATCCGACTTAACGAGAAGCCCGCCTTGCGCGGGCATTTTTGTTTGTGCCGGTCTTTCCCGGCTTGTCATCGGTGGGGAGCCGAAGGTGACACCATGAAGCAAAAAGGCGCCGCTCGATCGTGTCGGGCAGCGCCTTGCTGAAGAAAAAACGGCTCAAAGCCTAGTGGGCGAGCCGAAACTGACCGGGGGAGATCAGCAGAGGGAGGAACCGTTTCACGCACTTGTGTCACGGTAGACAAATGATACCAATACCTATGCAGTATCGCAAGTGCTAGTTGAATTCCGTGACCGTATCCGTCGTGCCGGCGCCAACCAATGCCATCAGTGCAGCCAGAGCTTCCCGGCGCTTGTTGGCGGGTATCGCGCTGATACCTGCGCGCATTACTTCAGAATCCGTCCATTGCGCCGATAAATCGGTCGGCAGAACTGCCATCAATGCGTTGTCGCTATTCGATGCGAATGACAATTCTTGAACACCGGTCATTTTTGCCTGCCTTGTGCTGTTGTGTGGGGTTCGCTTCCTCTGAAGCGATACCGTCACAATAAGCCCTATCATAGGGTTAATCAACTATTTTTCGTAGCATCCTGTTTCATTTGCGTAATGCAAACGGTAACAATTGCATTGATGGGACGAAT